CCCTCGTGAAAAGGGCCTAACCAATTTAATATTAATCACTTAGGGCCGGAACAATAAAAATTTTATCATTTATTATGGAAAAAACTGAGAAATTGGGGCTACCCCCAACTGGAAAACTTGGAGTGTTTCGCCGATGGCTTGGGCTCTACTCAAAAGAGGAGCGGGAGGCACTGGACTACGCCCGCAAATTGAAAAAGACCACCATGCAAATAGCACGTGGACAGCAGAGTCTGCTGTCCCGTCCGGGCTGGATGCGGCATGAGGACTGGGTTGAGGTCCGCAAACTACAAAACAAATTAGAAAGGAGGCGTAGAAAATGATTGCAATTTATCTGTTGGCCATTATCGGCCTGTTCGCTGTTATCGGGGGGATCCGCCAATGGTGGATCAGTCCCAGACGGAAATTGAACCGATCCATCAAGCAGATGGAGAGAGCGGAGAGACGGGTTCGAAAGTTTAAGAAGTAGTAGAGTAAACTGGTAGAGTCAGTAGAACTGACAGAGTCAGTAAACTGACAGAGTCAGTAAACTGGTGCCAAATTGGGCCTTCTCTTGACCTACAAAGACTGGATGGCACTCGCGTATACGGAATTAAAACTGTTTGCGCTCTTCGGAGGGTCCTCCGAAAACCCTCTCCCTTTGTGATTCTTAGGGGTGTTTAGGGAACCTTTCCCCTGTGACCCTTATAGATATATACATTAATCCGATTGGATTCCTAAAATTAAAAAAAAAACATGAAAGCAAAACACTTTAAGCAGCTCGGGAAAAACTGGGCTTTGTACTCGGAAGTCAATACCAAGTACTGTAATTGGATCCCTTCCATCGCAACGGTCCACGAAGGAATGATTTGGCCGCAAGGTATTTCGGTCAAGTTCCTGTGGTTCGGCGCGACCCTCATTCGCGTAAGCGAATAAATTAAAGATCCCCGGGGCTAGACGCTCCGGGGATTGTTGTGCAGAAATAAATTTTTAATTTGTATAAGGTTTGATTATATTTGAGGCATGGCACGAAGTACGTATAAAATGAGTCCGCTCGCCTATATGGAGGAGGGACAGAAAAGGCGAGACGCCGGAGAATTTGTAAAGCCCACCGATGCGGAGGAGCTTTACTTTGCATTCATTGAGTATTGCAAATTCATGAAGGATAACTATTTCTCCCAAGCTCACGTGAATAAGAATGGCGACGACTGCAGCGTCTACATTTCCCGCCCGATGACCATCGAGTCATTCAGGCTGTTCGCTGGCATCAATCCTGTTGAGTATGGGGAGCTCACGGGAGACCCGGTAGCAGCTGCAATCGGGGGCACCATCGAGGACGCCATCAATTCCCAGCAGATTGAGGGAGCACTGGTTGGCAAGTACGCTGCCAGCCTCATCCAGGTGCTTCAAGGACGCAAGACAAATGTCAACCTGACGGGAGGCATTACTCTCGAACAGATAACAGGAATGGAGGTAAAATAAAATGGGACGCCGGCTTCAATTTGACACCAAAGGCAACGAGAAGCAGAAGGAAGTGGCTCGGTTATGGCTTGATGACTCGGTCACTGACATTCTGTATGCCGGCACGAAAGGTGCTGGCAAATCCTACCTCGGGTGTTCCTTGATAGCCGGCGATGCCCTCACCTATCCGGAGACATTTTATTTTATTGCGCGTAAGACGGCTGCCGACCTGGTCCGGTACACTATTCCCTCCATCTACGAGGTATTTGCCCATTGGGGTATCACGGAGAACTACTACCACTTCAATGGCCAATACAACTTCTTCGAGTTGTACAACAAAAGCCGCATCTACCTCATCGATGCCAAGTACAACCCCAGCGATCCCATGTACGAGAGATTCGGGTCCATGCAGATGACTCGGGGATGGATCGAAGAGGGTGGCGAGTTTATCCGCGAGGCGAAGACCAACCTCCAGGCTTCCATTGGTCGATGGAAGAATGACGTCTACAAGCTGGCTCCCAAACTCCTCATCACCTGCAACCCGTCCAACAATTTCCTCTACACGGACTACTACAAGCCATGGAAGGAGAACAAACTACCTCCCTGGCGTCGGTTCGTCAAAGCTCTGCCCCAGGACAACAAGACTCTCCCAGACACGTACATTGAGGGGCTTCTCCAGAACCTGACCCAGTCGCAGATCGAGCGACTGGTATTTGGCAACTGGGAGTATGACGATGATCCGAATTGGCTGGTCGACTATGATGCAGTGTGCGACATGTTCAGCAATGAGTTCATACTCCCGACGGGCGACAGGTTCATCAGCACTGACCTTGCCGGGAAAGGACGAGACAGTTGGGTGGTTGGAACCTGGGATGGCATGGTATGCCGGATTCCAGTTGCCAAAAGCTTCTCGGAAGGCAAGGAGATGGAGGAGAAGATCGCCAGATTGGCTACCGGTCTGAAAGTCCCCAGGTCCAGCATCGTCTCAGACGCTGACGGACTCGGGTTCTACTTGGAGAGCTACCTGAGAGGCATCCGGGAGTTTCACGGGGGACAATCAGCGATTGACTCAAAGACGTACAACAATGTCAAGTCGGAGTGTGCATTCAAGCTGGCGGAACTCATCAACAAGCGCCAGATCCACATCATCTGCTCCCCCGAAGTTCAGGAGAAGATCAAGCAAGAGATGACGGTCCTCAAGTCCAAGAACACGAACTCCGCTGAGCAGAAGCGAGAGCTCATTTCCAAGGACACCATGAAGCAGCTACTCGGCAGATCCCCGGACTTCCTGGACATGCTCATCATGCGAATGATATTTGAGATAAAGCCGAAGGCGACTGGCATGAAGTCCGCCAAAATCATAATCCCCACAAAACGATGACCTTACCTATCATAGACCACATACGCTTGATGCTTCAAGACCTGGCACCTGGAGCAGTTTTCGAGTGCGACCAGGCTCGGATGCTGAATGTCAAAGTGGACACAATGCCTCGATTTGAGACTGGGCTCAACGGAGAGGTCATCAAGGACTCAAAGGGGAATCCGGTCAGCACTACGTTCATCTACATCGAGGAACCGACTCAGGGGTACTATGACATACCGTACAGAGGCCACCAGAGACAGCGATTGCCTTTGATGATTTACTTCTGTAAGTTCGAGCCAATGGGCAATGACGCCTACAAAGGTGACACCCCATTCAGTGCTGAGTCCAAGACGACATCGAGGCTCATCCTGAGAGACGAGCTGGAGAGAACGCTCGTAAGACCCTTCCTCCTTCGGTTGAAGACTTCCAGACTTGGCATGCTTTACCCGGAGATGATGAACACGGTACGAATAGTCTACCCATCTGCCAGATTTGATGCTAACGAGGTCAGTGTGGGCATTGAGTTGACTGTATATTCCGACTGGTGCATTTGGGCCGAAGGTCCCGTCATTGGCAAAAGATTAGTAGACTTGCCTGTTGGTACTGACCTGTCCGGCAGAATGATCCGATGCGTGGCCCCCTGGCCTATATTCCCAGCTACCCTCGAAAATCTGGACTATACCTCTTGGAGGTTTGACAAAGAGCTGAGATTTCTTATAATTGCCGGGATTGCGGGGGGAGCTGACGGTCACGCATACTTACAAATGGACATTAGGGATAAGATAGGACCAGGTAAGTTCTCGGAGTATTACACAGCCCTAAGGTCTAACCTGAGGGACAGGAACTTGTGGTATAACTTTGCTTGTACAGTCAAGGCCCCCAAAGGATCGACGGTCCTTACCCCGGCTCCCGAGATGCTTAAGCAATATCCATTTAACACGCTCACAATAGTAGGATGATACAGCGAATCGACATAAAAGGCGGTCAGATGACATTCGGCCAACGCATAGAGCTTGGTCGGATCATCACTGACAAGGAGATGACCGACATTGACAAGATGAAGGAAGGCATGCAATGTCTCGGCGTCAAATGGAGTCTCAGGAACACCTCGGAAATTGTCGAGTACTGGTATGAGGTTCTTCTGGGCATTAAGTACTGGATTGAACGAGAACAGGCTGAGCTCAAGTATGAGCCCAGTGCCGAGGAGAAGGCAGCCGGAATTGCTCAGTTTTCTTTATTGGTTGGCGAGATGGCTACCATCACTGCACTGGCCAAGGACTACTCGAAGGACCCGGACGAGATCCTGGAATGGAAATACGGCAAGGTGTACAACCTCCTTTTCACGAACTTGCAGAGTCACCTCTTCCGTGAGCGATTGAACAAGGAACTGGAGCGTAAGGCTCAGCAGAAAGCCAATGCTCGCAAACCTCGAAACAAATGGCGGTAGGACTGGAACAGATATTGGCTGAGGGCCTCACCCAGATGAGGGACGAGATCATCCGGGCATCCCAGGACGCCGGGCAGGAAGCTTCGGGCAAAACCTATGCTCAGATAACAGTCCAGACGGGACGAGAAGGTGAAACAGTTTGGGGAACGATCGAAGCTCCAAACTACTTCTACACTCTCATACGAGGACGAGGCCCTGGCAAGATCCCCGCCAATCTGGGGCAGATAATCATGGAGTGGGCAAAGCTCAAAGGCATCACCTTCTCGGACCCAAAGGATCTGGTCCGATTCGGAAATGCCACTGCATGGAAGATAAAGCGAGAGGGCTCAGAGCTTTACCGCAATCACATTTACGTTGACTTGGTAGACACTCCCTCGGACAACTTCGAGGAGTATCTGTCTCAGCATTTGGACAAGATGATGAAGGTCCTCATCGAGGAGTCCTTCACTCCTGACAACAATATGGACCACGGATATATAATATAGCGCGATATGGCAATCACAAATCAACCGGCTGACGACTCCCTGTTCTCAGCATATTCGCAAATACCAGTTAAGACCGACAACTTAACATCCGGGCTTGAGATCAAGACTCAGAACTTCGATGAGGCCGACATGATCTCGCTTAACATCATTGACAACGAGCGATCCGAGGTGCTTGACAACAGTGACGGCGGCGACGACGAATGGTTCAGAGAGTTCGTAATACCCCGGAGGATGGAACCCGGAGAATGGTATGCTTTTCGGGTTGGCTCTGTCACAGCGAACGTGGAAACTCCCCTGACGGTCGCACTATACCAAGGAGATGCAGAAGGCCATGGGGTGCTCTTGGTTGCTGAGACCGACCTAACGATTGGCTCTCCCACGACATGGCTTGCCCGAGTCCCGCCTATCGAAAGCGTTACATACGATACCACGGTCCTGAGGATATATGCTGGGCAGACAGGATCAACATCGGGTGTGAAGGTAACACTGAACAACATGTCTTTGGCCTACGGGAAGAACTTTATCGGCTATAGCCCCAGTTCAGTGAAAGCAGCAAACTCGCTAACTGAAAGCATCGACATCTACAGAGACTCGGGATTCGGGCCGAAGAAGAAATACGATCTCAGCTTTTTAGCTAAAGCCGGATTTCGGGATCGTCCCAGAACATACCCGTACACTAACACAAGAATCTACTTTGGCATTGACTACAACCTCATATCGGCATATGCCTACAGAGGCATTGGCGAACAGGATTTCAATGTCCGGTATGCCTCCCGAGGAGTACGACCCCGAGGACACAACGTCAACTTCACCATGTCAGATATAGGACTGGCATTGACTGACGTAGGACTCGCACTGACTGACCGGGTTCCTGACAACAACAGGGATCTGTACGTAAAAAAATACTCCGGGTATCCATACTTCGTCACCCTGTTCCCGAAAGGAGTTTCGGGAGTTAGTCCCGCTATCTTGGTCGACGTTAGTATTAAGCTGACTTCGGAATCGGTAGAAGATCAATTTGACATTTCCAGCCGACTCAACATCCCGCTTGTGTACGAATTTGAGGACGAGAATGCTGACGGAGCTGATTACGTAAAACTCAGCATTTTCGGTAGAGCATTTGCTAATAAAGCATGGAATATCATATTTGTCGACACGGAGGTACCTTGCAACCCATTCTATGTTCGCTGGATAAACCGAAAAGGCGGATGGGATACGTACATGTTTGAGCAACACAAGAAGTATACGCAGGAAATTGACAGAGGAGACCGATACGTGTTGGCTAATGCCCGGAATCCTTATGCCTCAGAGACGAGGGGGGAGTTAGCTCCGGAGGTTAAGAACATAGTCCAAGCCGGAGCAGAACAGCTTGATGAGAACGACTTCAACTTGCTCAAAGGGATTGCTCTCTCGCCTTTGGTCCAGGTTTACAACTATCAAATTGGGGCATGGCAACGAGTCCTCGTAGATGACACTGATCTGACTTGGGACACCAAATCTCCCCGGAACACTGTTAGCTACGAGTTCCAACTTATTGACGAACAAACACAGTGGTAATATGAACTATGAACTACTCGTGAGAGGTATTGACGGAGAGGTCTGGTCATTGGACCTCCCGCTTGATGCTCCTGCGATGAATTACCAGATCAACAACCTGGCGGAGCTGAAAGACCGGAATGCCTCATACTCCCAGCGGATCAGCCTGCCCAGGACGACTCACAATGAGCAAGCATTTCAGTTCAGTTTTGTGATTGGCTCGGGGTCTTATGTGCCATACATGAAGTTTCCTTGCCAACTATTCTATGAAGGAGCACTCATATCCCCCGTGGGAGCAGTATTGAACATTGTAGACGTGTCTGACGAGTCAATAGGAATCCAGATCATTGGAGCGACCGCCGACTTGTTCGGTACACTAAACAACACTGACGCGAAAGACCCCGGGGATGGCATGTTCCTCCTCAAGTGGTACACGGACACAATGGGACAGACAGAGCGATACCTCACCTGTCCTGATGGGGTTGAAGTCCTGTACTTTTGGCTGTATGCAACTCTACAGAAGAATCCGAACGTGCCCCCGGTCTCGATGGAGGCAATCCGGCAAGTCCGAGAGTTGGACAAGTTCTACCCCCACCTCAACTGGTATGACCTCGTAACGTGGATCTTCGCCCGAGAAGGTTACAGTCTTGAGACCGACGTGGACCCCGTCGACCGAGCCGAAATGTTTTTGCCTTGCACTTACCCCGTTTTGGCAGACAACCCTAGGGCCCCGAGAGCATCCGGAACTGGCTGGATCCAGGATACCCCGATTGGCACTACGGTCGGCGTGATATGGCAAGGGTCCCCCGGAGTAACTCTCAGTGACCCGGTCGCCGGACGTTTGTTGATGGGTACAGTAGAAGGAACATTCAACTGGATGACTCTATGGGATACTACCATCACGTTTAGTTTCGCATGGTCCAATATTTCTGCCATCCGAAATAGTTCGGTGGCAGTCCAAGTTACCCACTACAAGAACGACGGAACCAGTGCTGTAGTGTTGACCAGATCTTGGACGTCCGGATCTTCCGGCAGTGTTTCGGTCAACATCCCGATGGAGGCAGGGGAGCACATACTGGTGTCCGGGACTCTCGCCGTAATCACTCGTCCTGCCAGTCAGATTGACATGAGATTTCCGGTCAGCATTACTGCCCCTCCCGCGCCGGAAACTTCCCCGGGGGATAAGCCTCAACCCGGATTAACCTATGACCTCCTGGCTTCGACTGGGTTTAAGAGCTTGGGGGACATAGTCAAAGCTTTCTTCCAGTTGTTCGGTCTGACTATAGACGTGGATCCAGCCACCAAAGTAGCAAGAGCATACTCGGTTCAGGAGTTCTACAACAGACGAAGCTCGTCCGGGAAAAATTGGTCTGACAAGCTGATAAAAGGAAAGGACACCAAACTTACGTTCCAGTTGTCCAACTATGCCCAGTCCAACGAGATAAAGCTGGAGGATAACAAGGACAACAATGTTACTGACTCGTACAAGTTCAGAATCCCGGACGTCAATCTCCAGCCCACTAAACTCCTGTTCCAAATTGGGTTCTTGGCAGGGCTCAACCAAGGCCTTTTTGATGAGGACACTACAAACAAGGTTCATATACTTGCTAACTACCCGATTTGGACTATCAATAGAGGCCGGAGGGAGAACGGTGAACTGACCGAGACAACTTGGGAGTACAATGCTCTCAGTAAGCCTATGGTCGTCCATATCAGTAAGTCTGACTATATGTGGCCACAGGTAAGCGTCGGCTATAGCCTTACCCGAGTCCGACTATATACGGCGTATTTCAAAAATTTGAATTACTACGTTCCTAAGTACTACGACAAGCTCATCAACAATATCCTCAAAAGACCGAAGATCCTACAGACCCAGATTCTTTTGGATTCGCTCGACATCCAAAGTCTGGATCTGTTCAACCCCATATGGCTGGAAGAGCACGGGTTCTGGTTCTACGTCTCGAAGATAAACAACTTCCAAGCTGGAAAGATAACCAAAGTGGACCTAATACGAATGTAATATGGCCGAAGAACAGAAAAGTACAATCTACAATGTCCGGGTAACAGCTGAGGATGCCCTCAAAACGTTAGCCGAATTGAAACTCCGGTCCCAGGAGCTGAGGGATCAGCAGAAGGCTCTGGGCAAAGTGACTGAGGAGAATGCTCAAGAGTACTACGCACTTGACAACCAGATCAAGGCGATTAACACTGAGGCGAACAAGTACCAGAAACAAATCCAGAACAACATCAAGCTCCAGAACCAACAGGAGGCCAGTCTGAACAAGCTGAGGACCCAGTTGTCTTTGGACAATGCCGAGTTTGCAGAGCTGGGCAACTCAATGCAGGACGCGGCTCGTAAAGCCGAGCTCGGCAAGCGCATTGCAGAGACAACTGAGGAGCTCAAGGCTCAGGAGGAGGCACTCGGGGACTATCGCCGGTCAGTTGGTAACTACGAGAAGGCAACGGATAACCTGAAACAGGAGCTCAACGACTTGACCGACACCCTGATCCGGATGGCTCAAGCCGGGGATACGAGTTCAGCGTCCTTCAAGGAGATGGTCAAGCGAGCTGGGGAGCTCAAGGCGGCAGAGGACACGGTCAATACAGCCATCGACCAGACTGGACGAGGAATCGACACACTGGCCGCTGTCACGGATGCAACTTCGGCAATCACTTCCGTCTACGGTTTATGGACCACAGCCACTCAGGTACTGGGGAGCGAGAACGAGGAGCTCAATGCTACCATGACGAAGATGATAACCATCATCACGGCTCTTTCCTCTTTGTCTTCTCTCCAAGCAGCTCTCTCCAAGACCGAAGCCACTTATCGAGCTGCATCTAACTTGGTTCAGCTGGTTGGCATCAACCAGACTCTCGCCGAGACGAAAGCGATAGCTGCTAAAAATGCCGTACAAGGAGCTGGCAACATCCTCACCAAAGCAGCAGCAGCTGCCACATGGCTTTGGAACGCGGCTTTGGCTGCCAATCCTGTTGTGTTAGTGGCAGCGGCAGTGGGCGGATTGGTGGCTGGAGTGGTTGCTCTTACGAACGCATTTAACAGTAATACGGAAGTTCAAGAGAGAGCAACCCGGGCAATGGAAGCATACAATCGAGCTGCCGAAGCCTCCACATACGTACTGGACCAGATCGAGACCAAGCGGAACACTCTGTCCAAAGCCGAGGAGGTCCGGGGCAAGAGAGAAATAGAAAATCTCAAAGCCAATCATGCCACGTCGGAACAGATCGCCGAAGCTCAGCTTAAAACAGCCAACAAGCTCCGCGAGATTGAAATGAATGCAGCTCGTCAAAGACAGATGGCTGCAATGGATGAGTTCGACTCCTTGAAGAAGGTGATTGCAGCCAAGGAGGAAGAGCTCAACACGTGGTCCGGAAGCTTGGACAAATACAAGGAAGCCAAAAAGGAACTCGATGACTTGAAAGGTCGATACCAAGAACTGTTCCGGACAATCGAGAATGAAGGAGCCGCAGTTGCCAATTTGGCTCTCGAGACTGCAATAGCCAATCGGGAGGCTCAGCAGTCCATTGCCGATAAGGCTCTGGAGGTTGCTTTGAAGAACTCGGAAGCCATGCAGAAAATCCGGGAAGACGATCTCAGGTTTCAAACAACATTCCAGTCTACGAGCATCGCCATCCGGATGGAGTATGAGAAAAAGCTCTACAAGGCAGCTCAGGATGGAGCCCGGGAGCGTCTGGCTCTCCAGAAAGCTCACGGCAAAATTACTAATAAGGAGTATCAGACGGCTCTGAATGCCATGGCTCGGTCCGACAAGCAGTTCTACGAGAACCAAGCCAAACAGCTCAATGACTACCTTGCGGGGGTGAGAGCAAACATATTGGCTGTAGCTTCCGGAGGCACAGTTGATATGCAGATTGCTCAGGTTACTCAGAAGTACCAGGACGCCATGAAGGAGCTGGCCAACATTCAGCCTCCCCAGTTCGTGAGAGGTATGAGCGAGGAGGAATACCAGAAAGAGTATGCCGCTTATGAGCAGTTCCTGGTCAACAGAGCCGAACTCGAGAAACAGATTCAGCAGAACCTCCAGGATGAAATCAAAAAGATCCGCGAGGACGCTACCAAACAGCAACTTGACCGATTCAACCAAGTTCTCAACGAACAGTATGCCGAAGATCTCTCAAAGGCCGCGGACAACGAAAGGAAGAAGCTGGAGCTCGAGAATGAGGTGCTCCAGAAACAAATCGAAGCCAGGAAAGCTGCCGGGGAGAAAACCTATGAGCAGGAGGCCCAGCTCCGAGCCAACAATCTTCGTCTCCAGCAGATGGACCTCGACAAGGAGCTCATTCAAGCCGAGTTAAATCACAAGTCCAAATATGAGATCCGGAAAAGGTATCTGGAGGCAGAGTTGGCAGCAGCTCAAGGAAACGAGGACGCCATTGCCCAGATCCAACTCGAGATGGCCGAGAACGAGGAGGCTTTATGGGAGGAGCGAATTGAGAAGCTCAGGAAGTATGCTGAAATAGCATCCGGCTTTGCTAATGCTTTCAATGACTTGGCCAGTGCTCTCGGGGAGCGTCGGGCTCAGGAGGTAGAAGAACAATACAGCCGGGAGGAGCAGGCATTGGCAAACATGTACGCTAATGGTCAAATCACGGAGGCCCAGTACAACGAGAAGAAAATCAAGATGGAGAAACAGAAGGAGAAGGAGTTGGCCAAAATCGAACGGGAACAAGCTATCCGGGAGAGGGCAATGGGATCCTTCGAGATTGGCATCAATACTGCCATCTCCATCATGGCATCCGCTAAAATGGGATTCCCTTTGGCTATCCCGTTCATTGCAGCAGCTGCGGCTTTGGGAGCAGTCCAGATGGCAGCTCTTTGGGCAGCTCCTCTGCCGAAAGCCGCAAGAGGTAAATACATTGAGGGTCCCAGTCATGCCGCTGGGGGAGTGCACATTGAGGCGGAAGGAGGTGAGACCATCATTAACAAGAAGTCGAGCCGCATGTTCCTGCCTCTTCTGTCAGCCATAAACGAACTCGGTGGCGGAGTACCGTTCACTAAAGTTGGATCGGACGGGGGATATGCTATCCGATCATTCGCTGAGGCGTCGGAACCTATGAACCGGCTTGACCTGGAGAGAGCGATTCAGAAAGCATTTGGCCAGGTGAGAGTGATTGCTACAATCGAAGACATCCGGAGGGTAGATGCTAACTACGTACAGATTCAGGACCGGGCTAATTTTTAAATAACCCAGCACAAATAGTATTTCAACATCTATTAGGAATAATTATATTTGTATCGAGATAATTTGGCACATGATATTCATCAACTTAAAAGGCGCAATTGACTCCGAAGAGAATCGGGTCATGATGGAGCTTTGGGGCGGGACCTCAGAGATCTGTTCCGTGGAGACCTTCCGCCGGGTACTTGATGAACACCCCGACGAACAGGAGGTGTGCATCAACATTGACTGTGACGGGGGCTCTGTTGAGGAGGGCTTCAAGATTTACGATCTTCTTCGCATGAGCGGGAGGACGATATATACAAATATTGTCGGGGGATGCCACTCGATGGCAGTGTGCATCCTGTTGGCAGCTCCGGCAGAGAACCGGTCGGCAAACAGGAATTGCCGGGCACTCATCCACCGGGTATACATGCCTGTCGGGGATTGGCTCACTTCCGACGATGCCCGCAGCATTGCCGAGGAGCTTGCTCTGGAGGAGGAGGCTATTCTTGACGTGTATGTCGAGAGAACAGGTCAGGACCGGGAACGGCTCCGCAATGTCATGCATGAGGAGCGCATCCATGATGCCAAATCACTTCTTGACTTGGGATTCATTTCCAAAATCAATTCATATAACACAAATCAAATTTTTAATGCTATGGCAAAAAACGAAAAAAGCGCTTATGAAAAGTTCATGAGCAAAGTCAAGGCATTCCGGAATGGCAAGAAGGGCGCTCCCGCCAACTTCGACTATCTGGATGCTGAGGGTCAGGTCGTTCTCCAGACCGTAGGTGAAGAGGACAATCTGGCAGAAGGTGTAGAGGCAACTCTCGCCGACGGCGAGACGTCTGGCACTGTCGTCCTGGAGGACGGTCGGGTAGTCACTGTCGAGGACAACATCGTCACCAAAATCGAGGAGGAGGAGACCGAGTCTCTCGAGGACCGCGTTGCAGCGTTGGAGGCGATGCTCGACGAGGCCACGAACCTCATCGATGAGCAGGAGAACGAACTCCGCAACCTCCGCGGTAGCAACTACCGCCCAAAGAACCGCAAGACGATTCTGCCCGGGGGCAAGAAGGTCGATCCCTCGGCAGCCGACCTTAAGAACGAAGCCCGCGAAAAGCTCCAGAAGGTCAACGATGCCAAAAAGATTCTCAAGTAGTCAAACTCAAAAACTTTAAGAACTATGGCAGCTAAAAATGGCGGATTCCTTGACATGGACAAGTTCACTTTTTGTGGACGTGTCATTCAGGCAATCTCGGAGATGATTATGGAGGACACTATTCAGGGTCCTGACATCAACTCCATTCACACAGTTTTCCCCGACATCGTCACTAACACCGAGGTAGGTTACATCGGCGAGGGCGGCATGGTCGGCGTGGTCAACACCGGGTGTAACCCGACTCCTCAGCCGTGGAACATCAACACCCGCAAGCTGAAATGGGAGCCCGGTCTCTGGGAGATCCTTCTGTCCCAGTGTTACACTGACCTTCAGCAGTCGGCAACTATCTACTCTCTCCGCACCGGCGTCGACATTCCGGACTTCACGGATACGGACTACATGAACATCGTCATCGAGGTTCTGGAGCGCTCCATTATGGACTTCTGGTACCGCCTGTTCTGGTTCAACGACAAAGACGCCAAGAACGTTACCGACCGCGGTATCATTACGGATGGGCTCGACCTGAAATTTTTCACCATTATCAATGGTTTCTGGAAACAGATTACCGCCCAGGTTACAGCCAATCCGTCCCAGCGCGGAGCCACCATTACGGAAAATGCTGGGGCATCTTATACAGATCAGAAGCTTACTCCGGCCAAGGCAAAGGAATACATCCAGTCGGTCGTGTTTAGTGCCCCGCTTCTGCTCCGTCAGCAGTCTGACAAGTTTATCCTCGTTACCCAGTCGGTCTACGATGCCTATCAGCAGTCTCTTATGGACGCTTGCTGCCTCGAGTCGGCTCGCTTGGCTCTGCTGAATGGCATGGAGGCTCTCAGCTTCAATGGCATCCCGGTCATCGCAATGCCCATCTGGGACAAGATCATCGCTACGTCGGAAGACACTGGCACGAAGCTCAACAATCCCCATCGAATTCTCTTCACCTCGAAGAGCGTCCTCGGCATAGGTGTTGATGCAATCGACAGCTTCGAGAAGATGCGGATCTGGTACGAGTACAAAGACCGCGTAGTCTACGTAGAACTCATGGGTCGGGCGGATGCCAAGCTCACTAACCCGGATCTGTTCTCGGTAGGTATCTAATCCTCAAAAATCTAAGAAAATGGCAGGACTTGATTGTTCTAAAATCAAAACAGGATTCACCAACCAGGTGTGTGGTAAGCCGGCAATCGCCGGCACCACCGCCAGGGTGATTCTCCTCAGCTACTCGGACGTCGACAAATCGAAGTCTGTTGTAACTGACAACGTTATCTCTTCGCTCATCCTTAAGACCGGTGCCACTGGTTACGAAGTCGACTCGCTGCCCAACGCAACTGTCGGCTCGGACACCATCAATGCTGGCACGTATCTCAAGACCCACCAGCACAACGTGGTCGTCCGAATCTTCAAGAAGTCGGAAGCAGCCAAGAAGTTCGTAAACGGCCTGACCAATGCCCGCGTCATCGCTATCGTCGAGAACAACGACACCGGAGACCACGGGGACACCAAGTACGAGGTGTATGGCTGGGACTCGGGTCTGGAGCTCACCGAAATCACTGTCACTACCGAAATGACCGACGGCGTCGCTTACCAGGTAACTCTGGCCAACGGCACAATCGCTCAGGAAGGTTCGCTCCCGATGAGCCTCTTCGACACGGACGAAGCCACCACTGACCTCATGGTTGACGGTCTTCTGACCAATGGGTCTAAACCGTAGCACTCATGGCTGACATGCTCGAAAGACTGAGAGCTTACCAATCCAAGTATGGGTCCCTGAAAGGCGAAGCCTATCGGGCCCATACATTGGAATTGGAAAAGAACCCCGCTCTCCATCGAGAAGTAGATGAACTTTCTCGATACTTTTTGAATAAGTCAGTTTCCCGATGCGGCTTCTGCCTGATCGAAGCCGACTTAGCACTAAGACGAATAACAGAACAACAGATGAAAAACGTAGCACACCCCGATTACGAACTCCGAGCAGGTACTCTGCTCCACGACCCAATCAACAAAGAGTTCAGCAAGATCCTCACTCCGAGAAACATCACGGAGGAGCTTTGCTTGTACCACATCGCATTCAACAAGGATGCTCTTTCGTACTTCACCCGGGTCCCCGAAGACCTGAACGACCGGCTGGAGAAGTTCATGGCACGTTACGGCAAGGAGATGCCGGACAAGGACGTGGAAATCAAGAAGCGCCAAGCTCAGGTTCTGAGCAAGCAGATTGAGTCCGTGAAAGCCGAACTCGAAGAGCTGAACAAGAAACAGACCGAGCTGAACGCCAAGCTCGATGAGTACTCCAAAGCCATGGGAGCAATCCACGCTATTCTCGATTCTGCGAGGGCCGAGGGGAAGCCCGAGGAGAAGCCCGAGGAGAAGCCCGAGGAGAAGCCCGAGGAGAAGCCCGAGGAGAAGCCCGCCTACATCGACACAGAGGTGAAGGAGTTCATCGACGCCGGGATGGATCTGGAAGCCATCAAAGAAGCCTATGCAGACTCGCAAATGTCTGCCGGGGAGATCGAAGAGGCTTACAACCGGATAGTCAATCCCGTTTCAGAGGCTCCCAAGAAGGGAGCCAAAAAAGGAGGGTCCAAATAGGACTGGTAATAGGACGGGGTCGCTTCCCGTCCCTCCTACTATTAAAATTACGCCAGTATGAAAGTTGCACAGATCAAATCAGCTCCTCAGTTCGTATCCCGGGACTGGAGACAATATGGCATCCAGACATACGGAGATACCAATGATTTTCCCCAGACGGTCAGCGAGATTGTTCAAGCCTCAAAGACCGGCAATGCCTGTGTGAGCATATACAATGACTTCGTATACGGTCACGGATTCAAAGATCCGGGTATCTACAAATTGCGGGTCAACAAAGAAGGGGAGAAGCTCGACAAGATCCTCCGCATGGTATGCAAAGACTTCACGTTATGGCATGGGTTCGCCATCCATATTAACTACAATATGAACTTCCGCGTCAGTTCGATCCACCACATTCCGTTCGAGTCTCTCCGACTTGCGAAGGCAGACGATGATGGATTCATTGGCCGGACGGCATATCATCCTGACTGGGGTCACCGAGACAAGACGAGGTCCCGGTGGTCCCCGTCCGACATTGAGTGGTTTCACCTCTTCAACCCGGACCCGGAGGTTATCCTGAACCAGGTAGAAGAGGCTGGCGGATGGGACAACTATAATGGTCAGATCCTCTACTTTTCAGGAGACTCCGAAGGCAGTCCCTCTTACCCGGTCCCCGTCTTCATTGCTGAGATGACCGACATGAGAACTGAGGAAGCCCTTGCCAACGTAGCCGGCCGAAACGCATGCTCCAACTTCTTGTCAGCTGGAATCTTAGTAGACATCAAGGATGAGACTCAAGACCAGTCCCAAGTCAATGAGACGCAGAAAGAGCTCAACAAATTTCAGGGAGACGAGAACACCTCTCAACTGTGGTACATTCAGTGTAAGTCCAAAGACGAGGTGCCCCAGTTCATAAGATTCTCGGGGGAGAACTACGACAAAGCATTCGAAGTAACGCAGAGAGTCATCCCGGAAAACATTGGTCAAGCCTTCAAGCAGCCTCCCATTCTTCGAGCTGTTGACGTGGGGGCTAACTTTGGGGCTGATCTCATGACCAATGCCTACAAGTATTACAACTCTGTTACAGTTCGGGAGCGTCAACAGCTGGAGGAGATTTTTATATCGATCTTTGAGTACTGGTGGGCTCCTTTGGAAAACCCCGACTTCGCTATTCAGGCTCTCACCTACAATGCCGGCGAGTCCATAGCAGATCGAATCGGCAAGGACAACATGACCCAGGTACTGGAGATTCTCCGGGACCAGGTGCTCTCCACTGTTCAGAAGAGGAACATGTTCAAGCTCATCTATGGGCTTTACGACGAGGAGATTATAAAACTTATGCCCGATGATACTAAACTCTAACGACATTCGGAATGTTCGGCCGATAGCCGAGAACATCAACGATCCGGCCAGACTGGAGCCATATGTCCGGGAGGCTGAGACTCTCAGACTGGTGGATGCCATAGGAGCCAATCTCTACAGATGGCTCGATGAGACAGACTTTTCTGGCCCCGGGCCTTTCCAATACGGGGACGTAACCATTACAAAAGATCAGTACACTGCCGCCATGGAAGGCGGGTATTATGATGGTGGCTGTTCCGGGGATGGTCGAAGCGAAGGACTTAAGATCGCCATTGCATACATTGCATATTCCAGGTTCATAGTTAACAACCCAATCAATCCCACTGCTTTTGGGGTAAGGTATAAAGATGGTGAATTCAGCACTCGAGTAGAGGACAACATCATCGTCCGTAGCTCTAACGAAGCACGGAATATTGGGGAAGCCTATCTCGAGAAGGCTATAAATCACCTTAAAGCTCTGCGGTTACTGACTCCATGTACTGAATACAAGGAGTCCCCGTCTCGTAAAATGATTATAGGACGTGATAAATTATAAGTTTAACAGATATGGGGGAGGAAGTCATGAGAGCGGGAAAATGGATATGCGGGAGCATTGTAGGGTTTTGGGGATTTTTAGCTCCGGTCCAGGGCCTTATCCTCTGTGTCTGTATTGCCATTATCGTCGACTTCATAACTGGAAATATTGCTGACTACAAGCGCCACAAACGAGCCCATCAAAAATATGTGTTCAAAAGCGAGAAAATGTGGGACACGTGTTGGAAGTTGGGGCTCAGCATTATCGGGATTGGCATGGCCTACATGCTTGACGTGCATGTCCTCCCGAACTTGGGGGGTCTCAACCTTGCCAACTTCTTCGCTGCCTTCATCGTCGGAACAGAGTTTTGGAGCTTTCTGGAGAACTCCGCAATCATTTCGAATCATCCCATATTCCGGACTCTCCGGTCATACATGGAGAGATCGGTCAGCAAGAAAACTCAAATAGACTTTGAATGCCATGAAGACAAGTAAGTATTTTAAGCCCGAAGAATTCGAGCGATGCAACCCGTCCTGCTCCATTGAAGACATGGACCAGGATTTTCTCGATCTACTGGATGACCTCCGTGAAAAGGCAGGCATCCCCCTCGTCCTCAATTGCGCTTATCGTTCCAAAGAACACGATAAGGCCAAAGGACGGTCTGGTAACAGTGCTCACACCGAAGGTTTGGCAGTGGACATCCGGTGTGCCTCGGGCCCCAATCGGATGAAGATCCTCCAGGCAGCCATTGCATTGCGGATCCGGAGGATAGGCATCGACGGGAATTTTATCCACGTAGATGCTTCTAAAACCCTCCCGCAGGACACGGTATGGACTTACTAAAGAGAGTACTCTGCACAATAGTTCTTGTAGGTATAGGCTTTATAATCGGGCGTAAAACAATCGAGGAAAAGACCGTTATAAAGTACGTCGATTTACCCCCAATTCAGGGGGAGGTCAAAGTCCCGGATTTGGTTCCAAAATGGGAGGGTTTTAGGAATCCAATCAAATTGATATATATCTATAAGGGCCAGGAGGAAAAGGTTCCCCAAACACCCCCAGAAATCACAAATGGAGGGGGTTTTGGGGAGGTGGACACTCTGGAGAGCGCAAAAAGGACAATCCTGGACTGGAACACGACCAGAAAATACGCCGGAACATTCTTTGAAGACCCAAAAATCGGTCAGTTTGACTGGGAGGCTACAATTCAATACAACACTCTCCAGCATCTCACATACAAATATATGCCAGTTCGAGAACAGGTCAAAGAAACGAGGTCTCCGAGATGGTCTCCATTTCTTAGAGCTTCGGCTAACTCATTCGGACAGATCGGAGCCGGGGGAGGCATATATTACAGAAATTTCGGAGTAGACATATCCTATGTGCGGGACCTCGAGCTGACCCGACCGGGATATGAGATCGGCTTTAGCTGGAAATTTTAAGGAACTACTCCGTCCCGGGCTTATTTGAGCCCGGGTTTTTTGTGTTCCCAAGCCAAGGGGATTGGCCCCCGGGGCAGGGACCCGCAGTAAACAATAGGTGTTCCGATATTGGATAATGGTGTTCTTAAAGAGGATAAAACCATGGGTGTTCCGATAATGGATAATCCACCCCCCCCTAAAAAAGTTGGTGAAATCATTGTTCCAATTGTTCCGGTCCCCCCCCGGGAAAGTACCCAAACCATTGACATTCAATCCCTTAATGAATTAACCCCCCCCCCGGAACAATGTGGAACAATGTGGAACAATGATTGTTCCGGCCCTAAGTGATTGACCCTTAATGAATTAACCCCCCCCGGAACAATTGGAACAATAATATAGGAGGAAAACCTAAATAGAGAATAGGAGTTGTGATAATGAACAATATGGGGAATCGAGAAAACGCGATATAGTGTTATAGAAACCATTGTTCCAATTGTTCCGGCCCCCCTCGTGAAAAGGGCCTAACCAATTTAATATTAATCACTTAGGGCCGGAACAATCATTGTTCCACATTGTTCCACATTGTTCCGGCCCCTTGTTTTTCCAGTATTTGCAGCAGAATTCTCGTAGTTTGTGATCCAAACTACACCATGCCCGAACTCAGAACCACCCTCCTGGAAAATGGGGTGACCCGAATGGAGTGTGCGACAAATTCTACACACGACGAGGCTTGGCAAGCTCAGAATGAGCCAGATTCCTCTACACTGAATAAAATGGGGTGGTTTTAGGGAACCAAATCAAATTGATATACATCTATAAGGGTTATGGGGGGAAAGGTTCCTAAAACACCACCTAAAATCACAAATAGAAGGGGTTTTAGGGATGACCGACAATCGGGGACTCGAACTCAAGGTCAGTTCACTTCTGGTAAGTTCAAATAGGAGTGGTTTTTAGGAACTCAATCGAATTTATATACATCTATAAGGGTTATGGGGGAAAGGTTCCTAAAACACCCTCCTAAATCACAAATAGAGGGGTTTTAGGATCAACAATCAGGAGCCCGTACCTATTAATAGGTACAGGACCCCCGTCTCGGATCCGAGACGGATATCTCCACCACCAGCCGAACCCCGCTCGTAAATATGGTGGGAACCGGTTTAATTCTGGGGACCCTGAAACAGGAATCTCGACTTTTTTTCATTTTTCCCTCAAAAAATTTTTTATTTCAAAAAAACTTTTCTCATATTTGTGGGGCAAACAAAAGGACAAGACAATGACAACTACAAATTACATCAACAGCAACGGTTTAGGACTTAAGGTTAAACAGCTTCCTTCGGGTGCTTTCGACCTCTATTTCAGCAATGGGTGCATCTCCACTTGCTCCACAGAAGAGGATCTCCAGGACCTCATCCAGAGCGAAGGCTTTCAGAAATGTTAAAACTATGAAAAAATTCAACTGGGGCCTCCCGGCAGACCCGGACCCCAAATCAGACAACTATTACAACGGAATCATATCCAAGGAACTGGGGGACTCCAGCAATATAGGGGAGACCCCCCTTGGGGTTATCCACAGTGAGTCAGTCAGAAATCAGTCTGATTTCGTCAATGAGGGAGTTGAGACGATCCTTGACAGGTTAGGCCTTAAAAGCGCCAAACCCCTCACTCGAAAAGAGAAGCTCCTGGCATTCGTCGGATTTCAAGCTGGCTCAATCTGGGAGAGGTTGGTGGAAGACCCGAGCCAGATAGAACCAGCTTCCCCCGACCCAATAGAAGTGGGGATTCTTAAAACAAACGGAAAAGTATGCTGAAATCAGTACTCCTCATCGTCACTCGAACGGGATACGTTGCGGGGGTCTTCACCTCCCTCAGAGCTTTGGCTAACTCCCGAGGAGCCACCCGAAATAACATTGAGTCTTACACTGAGACTGACCTGGAAGACATTGCAGTTAGCGGTAAGACATTTATCTACTTCGGCGAGAAATGCAGAATATACGCAAGACCTTTAGATTTATAGACATGAAAAAGATTAAAAAGTACGTAGTGTTCAAGTACGAAGACGAGTTCGGATTTCACTACATGGTAATGGTCAAGCTTCCCGGAGAGAGAGAGAGACCTACATACATGGAGCCCATCTCGTCCGAGAAGATGGTCGGCCCCATCGGATTTTACTACGTGATGAGGGAAGGGCCTCCCAGGGAGGAACCTACACATCCGGAGACCCTCTCGTTCAAGGGAAAGATCAACCCAAACTGTACTCCTGGAGCTATCACTCGTCAGCAGTTTTCGGAGGACGGCAAATTGGCTTATGTGCCCAGCTCCAAATTCGTCACCGTGGTGGGTTGGTGGCCAGATAATGAAGACATCCCGGAATGGCGGGAAAGGACCAGGGCTTACAGAGCCACCAAGGCGCCGGAGAGGAAAGGGGGGGGAGATCCCAAGCTCGAGAAAGTCATTGAGCCTACACGAGAAGCAGACAATCGCCTCAGCCCAAGCAGAATGTGGGGGGGGGGACTTATTACTCTAATGGTAGGTTTCTTTGATAAGTAGACAATTTCCACAAAAAAAGCTTGAAAAAATTTTTTTATGTGGAAAAAATTGATTACATTTGTGGTACAAACAAAAAGATAAGACAATGACTATCGATCTCAGAGAACTAATCGAACAAAGGGGTTTAAAAATTCAAGAAGTGGCAGAATTTCTGTACCCCGGTAACAAATTCCCTCGAGTATCCCTCCAACGGGTCCTCGACGGAAAAGCCTTGTTAAACTCGGAGCAAGTCTCCCGTTTAGCAGCTTGGCTTGGAATATCCATCGACAGCCTCTACAAAAGGGGGTGGAGCTCCGAGTTTAAAGGGGAGACATGTATTCTGACAAACGGAAACTACAGAGCAGAACTATTGACCAAAACTGGAGAGACGAAGGTGTTTCACCTCGGGGTCCTGTTTCATGAAATTATTCTCCATGACCCGGCTATACCCCTCAGCCAGTACATCGACCTTCTGAACGCCATAATTAAAAATCATCAAGCCAATGAAAGTAGAAATTAAATTCGAGGCAAACCTCGAAGAGACTCAGGACCTCGAAATGGTCCGCAAGATCTGTCAGGTCATAGGATCAAATCCTGTAACAGTCAAGACGACTGACGCCCAGAAACCAGCTCCTGCACAGGACGTGAAAAAGCCAGCTCCGGCTCAGACTCCTACTCCCAAGAAGACGGAGGAACCTGAACCCATGCCGATGGATGCGAACTCCTCTTTGGGTTCCGACCCCGCTGTCTCCATTCAGGACATCCGTACTCTCCTCGCAAGTAAGGTAGACAACAACCGCGAAGCCATCCGGGCAAAGCTCAATGAACTGGGGGCTAAGAATGTGTCGGGAATGGATGCCCGAAACTACGACTCGTTCTACGAATTCCTCAAAGGCCTTGCGTAATGGGAACCCTGGACCACTCATCTCGTAAGCACGCCATGCTTTCAGCATCAAAGGCAGACCGGTGGATAAACTGCACCCCCAGTGCTAGGCTGGAGGAAAAGGTTGAGGAAACCGGTAAGCCTTCCAAGTATGCCGAAGAGGGTACTCTGGCTCACGAGATGGCCGAATGTTACCTCCGAGCGAGATTTCTCATAACGCCTGTTGACGTTACGTCTGCTGAACTCCGGAAGCTGAAGAGTAACAACCTCTACACTGAGGCCATGGATGAGCCCGTAATGGCTTATTGCCAGTACGTAACGGACCAATATACGGAAGCTCTGCGGAAAACCAAAGACGCTCTCGTTCTCCTGGAGGAGAGACTGGATTTCTCGGCTTGGGTCGAGCAGGGATTCGGCACTGGAGACGCTTGCATTATCGCTGACGGGGTCATGGAGATCATTGACCTCAAGTTTGGCACTGGAGTGCCGGTTTTCGCTGAGAACAATGCTCAGTTGATGCTGTATGCTCTCGGGGCCTTGTCCAAATTTGAAATGGTCTACGACATCAACATGGTGAAGTTGACTATTGTACAGCCCAGACAGGAGCGAATCTCATCATGGGAGATTACTCCCGAGGACCTCTACAAATGGGGTGAGGAGGTAGTGAAGCCCAAAGCAGCTCTCGCTTACTCCGGGGACGGTGAATTCCAAGTTGGACACTGGTGCAGGTGGTGTAAAGTTAAAGCTCTGTGCCGCAAAATGGCAGACCACAATCTCGACTTGGCCAAACATGAGTTCAAAGAACCTGAACTCCTGACAACCGAGGAGCTCGCTCAGATTTTCGAGCAAGCCCCCATGCTCCAAGAATGGGTGAATGCTGTATCTGAGCACCTGCTCTCCAAAGCCATCTCGGGCGAGAAGATCCCGGGGTATAAGGTAGTAGAAGGAAGGTCAGTGCGGAAATGGACTGACGAGAATCTCGTTCAGGAAGTTCTTACCGCATGTGACTACACCCCGGACCAGTTCCAAGTTGTCAAACTGGCTGGAATCCCGGCAATCGAGAAGCTCCTCAAAAAGGACTTCGATTTAATGGTCGGGGACCTCGTCATTAAAGCTCCTGGCAAACCCACTCTGGTCCCCGAGTCTGACAAGCGTCCGGCAATGGGGATTGAACAAGCAAAACTCGATTTTTCTAATAACTAAACTTCACAATTATGAGTGCAACAACCAAAGTAGTAACCGGCAAAGTCCGGTTCAGTTACGCCAACGTATGGGAACCCCGTGCAATGGAGGGTTCCGACCGAGCAAAATACTCGGTATCAATCCTCATCCCGAAGACTGACTCGGCAACTCTGGCTCGGGTCAAGGAAGCCATCGCCACGGCTCTCAAAGAGGGCATCGCCAAATTGGGCGGCAAGATTCCTCCCACGTGGAAGAACCCCCTCCGTGACGGGGACACCGAAAGACCGGACAACCCGGAGTATGCCGGGCACATGTTCGTCAATGCCAACTCGGACAACCGTCCTGGCATCGTGGACGCCAACCTCAACCCCATCATCGAAAAAGAGGACTTCTACTCCGGATGCTATGGCCGGGCGTCGATCAGCTTCTACGTCTTCAACACCAATGGCAACAAAGGCGTTGCTTGCGGGCTGAACAACCTCCAGAAGTTGGCTGACGGAGAACGTCTCTCCGGGGGATCTTCGGCAGAAGAGGATTTCGGCCAGAACCCGTGGGACGACGACCTTATGTAGGTTGGTATGCTGGGTCTTATTTGGGATTAGGGGTTCGAATCCCCGCCCAGCAACAAATTTAACAATAGTTAACATGCCGAGACGCTTATATTTCGATACGGAAACATATAGCCCGGAGGACATTAAGTCCACGGGCGCCTATAAATACATAGAATCGGGGGGCTTTCAGCTCCTTATAGTGTCTTTCGCCTTTGATACATCTCCCGTTCAGGTGATAGATCTGGCCAAAGGAGAGGAGCTCCCCGACTATTTCGTTTCTGCTTTAACTGACCCGGGGGTTGAGAAATGGGCACACAACGCCGTATTTGAGAGACTCGTATTTAGTCGCATAGGACTACCCATCCCGATTGACCAACTGTATTGCTCAATGACCAAAGCAGCCTATTGCGGACTGCCTTTGGCTCTGGATGAACTCTCCAAGGCGTTAGTCCTCGGGGAGAACGGGAAAAAGTCGACTGGTAAAGCTTTAATCCGGTTTTTCTGCTCCCCGTGCAAGCCAACTAAGTCCAACGGGATGAGGACCAGGAACATGCCGGACGACGACCCAGACAAGTGGGGCGAGTTCAAGACATATGCCGAATATGACGTGATTGCCGAACGGGAGATCGTGGAACAACTGGACCAATTCCCGTTCCCGGAGTTCGAACGTCGGAACTACCTCGTAGACCAGAGCATCAATGACCGGGGCATTCTAATAGACCTCGACATGGCCGGAAACGCCATCTTTTTTGACCATGTGTACACGGAGGAGATGACCGACCGGATGAAGGAGCTAACCGGACTGGACAATCCTAACAGTTTAGCTCAGCTCAAGACGTGGCTCAAAACTAACTTCGGGCTCGAGTTTCCAGCACTTGGCAAACCCGAGATCCTGGAATATTTGAAAAATACCCCGGATGCTCCCGACTTGGTCAAGGAGGTTCTCGCTGGTCGGCTTGCACTGTCCAAGACTTCGACTAAGAAATACACTGCTATGCTCAACTGCGCTGCCAAAGACCGGAGAGCCCATGGACTATTCCAGTTTTACGGAGCCAACAGAACAGGGCGTTGGTCGAGCCGAATGGTTCAGCTCCAGAACCTCCCCCAGAATCACATGAGGGACTTGGACCTCGCCAGAAGCATGGTGGAGAAAGGAGACTACGACCTTTTCGAAATGTGTTACGGCGATACCCCGAATGTTTTGTCCGAGCTCATCCGAACGGCCTTTATAGCCCCGGAGGGAAAAACGTTTGCAGTAGCTGACTTTAGTGCTATTGAGGCCCGAGTCCTGTCTTGGTTAGCCCAAGAGAAATGGCGACTTGACGTCTTCAATACTCATGGTAAGATATACGAGGCATCAGCATCCCTAATGTTCGGGGTCCCTATTGAACAGGTTACGAAAGGATCGGACCTCAGACAGCGCGGTAAGACGGCAGAATTGGCACTCGGATATGAAGGATCGGTCAACGCAATGGAGGCGATGGACAAAGAGAAAAAGCTGTCCAAAAAGGAAATGTATTCCATTGTAGCTCTTTGGCGCAGGGCCAATCCTAAAATTGTTGAGTTTTGGGCTGAGGTGAACGAGAAGGCCATCGAGTGCGTCCAGACCAGGAAAACCAAGAAGGTAAGTTGCCTCGTCTTTGAACATGACGGGACCAATCTGGCAATAGCCCTCCCAGCGGGGAGAAAATTATACTACAGAAATCCCCGGGTGAGACCCAACAGGTTCGGGCAGACTGGCATTGTCTATGACGGCATGGTCCAGTCAGTAGGATGGACTGAGGTAGAGACTTACGGGGGCAAACTGGTGGAGAACATAGTCCAGGCAATCTCTCGGGATCTTCTCGCCGAAGCAATGTACAGACTAAGCATTATGAAAGACTTCGAAATAGTAATGCACGTCCATGATGAAGTCATTGCAGAGGTAGACGAAGATCGAGCCGGGGATTGTCTGGAGACTATGTGCAAAGTCATGGGGGAGGATCTTCCTTGGCTGAACTGCTTGCCAATGGGATTACCTCTCAAAGCAGACGGATACGTCACTAAATTTTATAAAAAAGACTAATGATACACGACGGGGAACTCGATATTGCAATCGGACTGAGTGCAAGATCAAAAGTATGGAGCAACAAGAAACTGAAATGGTCTGAATTGGTCAGTCGACTTGGGGAGGAGAATAAGACCACTGAAACATTCAAGGAATTTGTTTCTGCAAGCAAGGAGGACCAGCTCAAAATAAAGGACGTAGGTGGATATGTCGGGGGCTACCTGAGAGGAGGCAAAAGAAGCCCGGCCAATGTGGTCCACAGACAGCTGATGACCCTCGACTTGGATTTCGCCCACAAAGACCTCTGGGATGACTTCACCCTCCAGTTTGGCAATGCAGCTGTCCTGCATGGGACTCACAAACACTCAGACGTGGCTCCCCGGTACCGACTAATAATGCCACTGAGCAGAGAGGTCACGGCTGATGAGTATGTGGCCATAAGCCGAAAAATTGCCGGGATAATCGGGATAGACCTTTTCGACAATTCAACTTTCGAGACCAACCGACTCATGTTCTGGCCTTCTACGCCGAAGGACATGGACTACTATTTTAAGGTCCAAGACGGCCCATGGATTGATGCTGACGAGATTCTCAACTCCTATGCCGACTGGAAAGATTCGTCACTTTGGCCCACAGCTTCGTCCCGTTTCGAAGCTGTCGACAGAGCCGTTAAGAAGCAGGAGGACCCAACAGTAAAGAGGGGACTCATAGGAGCATTTTGTAGGACTTACTCCATCCCCGAAGCAATAGATACCTTCCTTTCCGACATTTATGTCCCATCAGCATTGGAAGATCGATACACTTACACAAAAGGTAGTGCATCGGCTGGTCTTATAGTGTATGAGGACAAGTTTGCTTATTCTCACCACGGGACTGACCCGTGTGGGGGCAAACTTTGCAATGCGTTTGACTTGGTCCGCATACACAAATTCGGCCACCTTGACGACAAGGTCAAGGACCCCTCGTCGAAGTTGCCAAGCGTATCAGCAATGGAGGAGTTTGTACGCAACGATCCCGACACCAAGACGACTATCGCCAACGACCACATCAACAGTGCCAAGTACGAGTTTGCCGATCCTGAGCATGACCGGACTCAGGAGGAAGCCGTCGAGAAGGAGGTTGACCCGGAGGCTGAGAGCGTCGAGTGGATGAGGGAACTAGAGGTCGACACCCGGGGAACATATCTGTCGTCGGATGCCAACCTCAATCTCATATTTGCAAACGATCCCAGATTCAAAAGACTGTTCAGACAGAACGACTTTGACAGTAAGAGATATGTTTTCGGGAATCTCCCGTGGCGTCGGGTTGTTAAGCCGGAGCCGGTCAGGAACGTAGACTATTCCGGGGTCCGGAACTATTTAGGTTGCGTATATGGCATAACGTCCTCCCTAAAGATCGACGATGCCATGGCTCTGGAATTTGAACGCAACCACTTCCACCCGATTCTGGACTACCTCAATGGTCTCAAATGGGACGGTGTCCAACGGGTAGACAAACTCCTGATTGACTACATGGGGGCTGATGACAACATCTACTCCCGCGAAGCCATCCGCAAGATGCTGGTTGGAGCAGTCGCCAGAGTTATGACCCCGGGGGTCAAATTCGACCTTGTGCTAATGCTCGTAGGACCCCAAGGATCAGGCAAAAGTACGTTCGTCAAAAAATTGGGAAAATCCTGGTTTAGCGACACATTCCTGACAGTACAGGGGAAAGATGCTCTCGAGCAGATCCAGGGGGCATGGCTTATTGAAATAGCCGAGCTCTCCGGTCTCCGCAAAGCGGAGGTCGAGTCCGTGAAGCATTTCATATCCAAGTCCGAAGACTCCTTTAGACCAGCCTATGCCCGAACTTCTGAGGTATTTCCTCGGCAATGTGTCTTCTTTGGCACCACAAACGACAGCGAATTCCTGAGGGACCCAACTGGCAACCGACGATTCATGCCTGTAGACGTGATACCCAACAATGCCAAAAAAGACGTGTTCATGGAACTGGACGACGAAATAGACCAGATATGGGCTGAGGCAGTTGTCCTGTACAAATCCAAGGAAAAACTCTATTTGAGCCATGAAGCCGAAAAGATAGCCAAAAACGAACAAAGCTCGCACAGCGAGTCGGATGAACGGAAAGGCATCATTGAGGCGTACTTAGACCGTCAACTCCCGGACAACTGGGACTCGATGGACATTTACCAGAGAAGAGACTTCCTGGCCGATGAACTAAACCCCAAAGGCACCACCCCCCGAGACTACGTGTGTGTTGCTGAGATATGGTGCGAATGTCTTGGGCGGAACAGAGAGGACATGGATCGGTATAAGACAAGAGAAATAAATGACTTGTTAAAGAGCCTGCCAGAATGGGAGCCGTGCAAGGTCAGTAAAAGATCCCCCATATATGGAAAACAAAAGTATTATGTGCGAAAGCTCGATTAATTTTGCAACTGGAGAAGAATATGAAAAATATAGAAAGCGAAAAGACATTAGAGCGTTCGTTGAAGAATTCCGTAGAAGTAAAGCTCAAAGGGTGGTGCCTGAAGTTACTGCCGGCACATATTACGGGACTCCCAGATCGTCTATGCCTTTTTCCTGGAGGTAGGATCTTGTTTGTGGAACTGAAGACCACGGGCAAGATACCCCGGAAGATTCAACTCTTCATCCATAACAAATTGAGGGGTCTTGGCTTCAGAGTTGAAGTGGTAGACACCCCAGAACAAATTGAAACAATAATAAATGAATATGAATATGAAGAACAATGCAAATTTAGCTCAGGCAAGAATTGATAGAGCAATTAAGGAAGAGGGGGACTACTATGCTACTTCCCCCTCTATGGTTGAGAGATTTATTTCTCGGGTTTCGGAGAAATATGAACTCGGAAGAATTTTAGAACCTGCTTGTGGGGGGGGGTCATATTAGTATGGTATTAGAAGATTACCTATACGAAGTAGAATCTACCGACCTATTTGACAGGGGGTTTGGAAATACCGGGCTTAATTTTTTAGAGAGGACCGAATTATTCGAGGGGTCGATCATAACGAATCCACCTTATTCTCTGACCGATGAATTCGTTAAAAAATCGATAGAGATCCAAAAAGGCCCCGGAATAATTGCAATGCTCTTTCAGCTACAATGGATAACAGCCCAGAAAAGATCTGTGTTTGAACCCTATTTGTCTGATATATACATACTTAGAGGAAGAGAAGGATGTGGTAAGAATGGAGATTTTTCCGCAGTACTAAGAGCCATCAACTACGCGTGGTTCGTATTTAGAAAAGATTTCACAGGGATAAAAGAAGTGCATATAATATGAAATATAATGATCTCCATCAATACCAGCTACAAGCTGTTGACCACATAATAAGCCACACGCACTGTGCTCTGTTCCTGGACATGGGATTGGGTAAAACAGTGTCTACTTTGACAGCCATCAACGAGCTCATGTTTAAAGAGGTCGAGGTCCGACGGGTATTAGTCATAGCTCCCAAAAGAGTAGCCGAATCAGTCTGGACACAGGAGGTCGAGAAATGGGACCACTTGAAGCACATTAAAGTGTCTCGCATCATCGGAACAGAACGTCAACGTCGTGAGGCTCTTGCCAAGAAGGCAGACGTATATACCATCGGGAGAGACAACGTGGCTTGGCTATGCGGGCTCTACGGGGGATCTTGCTTACCGTTCGACATGGTGGTCATCGACGAGCTCAGCAGTTTCAAGAACCCCAAGTCAATCAGATTCAAAGCTCTTAAGCACGTTCAGGCTTCACTCTCCCGAGTAGTAGGTTTGACTGGTACCCCGGCACCCAACGGTCTTATGGACCTTTGGGCCCAAATGTACCTCCTGGACCGGGGAGAGCGCTTGGGCAAATACATATCCCACTATCGTGACAACTACTTTAAGCCAGGACGTAGAAACGGGCATATTGTATATTCGTACGACATATCCAAAGAGAATCAGGAGCGCATATATTCAAAGATAGGGGACATCTGCATGAGCATGAAAGCTAAGGACTACCTCGATCTCCCCGAGCGCATCGACAACATAGTCGAGATCCAGATGCCCCCAGAAATCCAAAAAGCTTATGACTCTTTCGAGGAGGAACAAGTTCTCAGCATGATTGATCAGCTCGGGGACGCTGTAGAGATACCAGCTGTCAATGCAGCAGCTTTGTCCACTAAGCTCCTCCAGTTTGCCAATGGAGCAGTGTACGATGAACAGAGAGTGGCTCACGAGGTGCACACGTTGAAGATCGAAGCCACGAAGGAACTCATTGAGGACGCCGGGGGACAGTCGGTCCTCATAGGTTGGACCTTCCAGCATGATAGGGACCGACTCATGAAGGCTCTCGCCAAGTATAAGCCCCGGGAACTCAAAACGGAGAAGGACATCGTTGACTGGAATGCCGGCAGAATCCAGGTTCTTTTGATGCACCCGGCTTCCGGGGGTCATGGGCTCAACCTCCAAGCCGGAGGACACCGCATCATCTGGTTTGGGCAGACCTATTCTCTTGAGCTGGAGCAGCAGTTCAATGCTCGACTTGACAGACAAGGACAGAAGGAGGTTGTTATAGTCAATAAACTGGTATGCTCGAAGACAGTGGACCAGGACGTCATAAGAGCCCAGAAAGCGAAGACCCGGGGACAGGATGCTCTCATGGAAGCTGTAAAAGCGAGGGTCGAAAAATATATGAAAAAATATCACAAAACATCGTAGTAATAAAAATAATTTTCGTATATTTATACTACAAACAAAAGGACAATGAGACGGTATTACTACGAACTAATGGACGAGGACTACAATAGCTACGAAGCAGCTATCCCCGACGGAAGAGTCAAAACCAGGGCTATTGCTCAAGCAAAGCGAGCAATGAGGGACTTGGGGATCCGAAGGGCTCTACTGGCAGTCAATAGCATGAGGACCTCCAACATATTGGACATAATCACAGTCGAATTGGATTGAAATAATTTCAATTTTTCTGGTGAAAATTTTTTTTAATTGGACATTTTTTTCTTACTTTTACACTACACTTAACAACTAAACACTATGGAAAAGTTTATCGAAAAGTACAAGACCTACAGCACGAAGGTTCTCCAGAAGCTGGCAAACCTCAAGACGGGCGATGAGCTCGACGTCATCAACTCTATCCTCGCATCGAGGGGAGCATCCGAGGAGCATCCGGCAGAGGCGGGCGCTATCTACAACGCCACCGAAACGGAAGAGTACAAAGCCGAGAACGGCATCAAGGAGAACGACGAAGTCGCCGAGGAGAAGCCGGAAAAGGCTCGCAAGACCAGGACCCCGAAGGTGGAGTTCTCGGACGAACCTCGCCCGTTGAAAAAGGAGACCTCGAACGAGGATGCAAAGGCTAATCTCGAGAATGCCAAAGCCAACATCGGCCGCTTCTGCAAGTTCATCTGCACGAAGACCAAGGAGCAGACCGACGGCATCATCATCGGAGCTCGTCTCGACCCCCGCAACAACTTCACCCAGTACCGCATCAAGACCAACGACGGCCACGTCTGGGGAAAGGGCATCGACTCGAAGGATCTGGAGCTTGGCGAGATGGCACCAGAGACCGAGAAGCCGAAGCGCGGCCGTAAGAAAGCTGACAAGGCAGCTCCCGAAGCAGAACAGAACGCACCGGCTGAGGAGTAAGTAAGAGCTCCTCGCCCGATGGAGCCGTCACTCCGTTGGGCACCCCGGAGTGGTACAGGAGGGTTCGAGTCCCTCCCCGGGGTCTAACCTATATACTAAAAACTATGGAAAAATTCATTAAATTTCTGGAAGACAACAACGCATGGGAAAACTTCGAGAGAAACTTCATCGAACAAAAAACGAACGTAGCAGGGTACAAAAACACATGTAAAATTTGGGAGAATCAAGAACTAGATACGGCATTCGGGTGGGAGCTCACAAAAGAGGGGGGTAGAATATTGGTCTAAACTAAATGACAAATGGAAACAAAAGAACAAATCCCTTAAAGAACAACTATTGAGCAATGGCTAACAGGGAAAAAACAATCAAAGAGATCCGGCCAGTGTGGCTGGACGAGGCCCTCCGAAAGGAGTAATTAATTAGAAAAAAAAATTATGAGTAACATACTTAAACACGCTGACCAAATCATCAATGAGCGGTCGGAGGAAAAGGAGAGACAATACGGGCCGTTCATGAAATGCAACCAGAAGGCCGCAGAGATCGCATCGGTCATTACCGGTAAGCCTTTGACCGCTCTTGACGTGTCTTGGGTCCAGGTGGCAGTGAAACTGGCCCGTGAGTCCAATGCACACAAGGAGGACAACCTCCTTGACATGGTAGCCACAATCGGGGCCATCAACAACGAACTCGAGGACCCCAAGCCGTTAAAAGCTCCAGGGGTGGTACCTACGTACTTCTCAACCATTTCGGAGGCTGTAGACTTCATCCGGATCAGTCCCATCGAGGTGCATGAGGTCAAACATGTTCTCACCGAGGAGGGACCCCAGGTAGCTGTATACTACTCCCTCAAAGAAGACCAGGGGCAATGTAACCCGTTCACAAACATCAAGCCATGAACACACAAGACTTTAAGCCATTCATTAAGAGCTGGGAAGAGATTTATGCCCTCCAGGGGGAGCTCCAACTCATGTACAGACCTTACTTCAAGGAACGTATCGCGAACTTTGACATCAACACTCTGGAGGATCAGGAGCTTTTCAAAAAACTCTGTTGGCAGATTGTCGAGGAGCTCGCTGAGGCAAAGGATGCTATCGAGGAGGAACTCGATGACGAGCACTTTGATGAGGAGCTGATCGACGCATTCAACTTCATGTTGGAGCTTTACCAGCTTTATGGCATGGCCCCTTCTTTCGACTGGACGCTGCCTAAGGGGGCACAGGATTTGGAAGACTTTGCGGGGGATATGCTCACCTTAATCGGAAACATCGGCATGACAGCAAACTGTCTCAAAAACCGGGAGTGGCGACAGTCTCAATATCTGGTAGACCTGGTAGTTTTCGAGGACCGGCTCAAAGGGGTATGGACTTCTTTCGTCATAATGTTCGAGCATTTGGGTCTCTCCGAGAACCGAGTCAAAGAGCTCTGGTCGTTAAAGTATCAAGTAAATCTGTTTCGCATTAAATCCAAATACTGACGTGGGTAGAATATTCAAAGACTGTTTCGAAATGATCCGGGAGATGGATCGGGAACTAAAGGTTTCCGGCATCACGGTCCCGGTCAACCATTACCAAAACCAAGAACTCAGCGGGGACGACCGGCTCACCAAGGAACTCATCGGAGTGGGCTTTGTCATCTCAAAGCCGTATCTCGGCAAACGCGAGATGCTCGACTTTATGTTCAAAGACGAGGCCGAGCTCATCGAGAAGTATTGCCGAGCAGAGCTCTCCGACCGGCTTGACCGAAGCGGGGTCAACCCCGGCAAAAGCTGGGAGATCCGCCGGGACTTGTGGCAGAAGCTGGTGAGCAAGACTCGTCAGGAGGGTCGCTTCGACTACACCTATTCAGAGCGTCTGCACATTTTTCACAAGGGACCCGAAATACACCAGTTGGACAATGTCATCATGACTCTCCGGGACGACCCGCACTCCAGACGAGCAATGGTCATGATCTTCGAGCCGGAGGACACCCGGGCAACAGCCGGGGCTTTGACCCGAGTACCTTGCTCCGTAAGCTACCAGTTCCTCATCCGAAACAATCGGCTCCACGTGATATATTACATTCGGAGCAATGACTTCTTCAAGCACTTCGCAATTGACATCTGGTTGACGGAGGCCATGATGGACTACGTGTTCAACATCCTCGCAGCCACCTATCCCTCTCTCAAGAAGGGATCTCTGCATTACTTCGCTGGGTCCCTTCATGCATACAACGATGACCTCTCCAAATGGGTAATATACTAAGCTATGACTATAGACGAAGCAAGAGCTAAAGCTCATCAGCAATTTGACGATTGCATTTTCTGCCCGGGATGCTCGGAGCTCATGACTGGGACCCACTTGGGGAGCCGGTGCTACACCAACTGGATCGAGAAAAAGGCACAACAGATACTCGAAAAATCGAAGGAAAGACGTGACAGGAGGAAGTGAGGAGCCCATCATCATCGGGCTGGCAATAGCAGTAGTAATTGGAATAGGGATCGTATGTCTCATGGACGCTCTCAGAAACAAACTAAAGTGATATGTGCGGAATAAGTATAACAAGAAGGGCTAACGCCATTGACAAGATACAGCATAGGGGCATCGAATCCACCCAGATCGCCGAAGGAGGATGGTTCCTCGGTCATGTCCGTTTGCCCATTCAGACTGAACCAGGCGATGGCCTGACTCAGCCTATCGAGTTAGCCGGAGACAACGGGTGGCTTCTTTACGTGGGGGAGATCTACAACTATCCTACGAGATATTCCAGCGACGTCGAGTATCTCCGCGACTTGTTTGGAGCTCAAGTTCCGGGGATCAACTGCTTGGAGGACATTATCCTTGAAGCCAACCACTGGGATGGCATGTGGGCAATATGCTGGTACAGGAAGGGTCAAATTATTGCTTTCACCGACCCTCTCGGAAAGAAGCAACTCTACTACAACCAATTCGGGGAAATCTGCTCGGAGATAACCCCGTTGGTGTCGGACTTCCGAGACTTCGACCGGTACTATCAGTCGGAAGTGTTCAAATGGGGATACAACTGGGATGACAGAACTCCATGGAACAACGTCAAGCGTATTATGCCGAATACTGTCTATTCCTTCGATGACATGAAGGTGAAGCCCACCATTATCCGGAGGGACTACTACAGATGGGGGATAGGGGAACGGAGTCATTTCGCAAAATCCGAGTTCGCCGAAGTCCTCCGGGGCTTGGTCGAGAGGTCCGTAAAACGCCGGGCAATGTACTCTAAAGTCCCGGTCGGAGCTTTGGTTTCTGGAGGACTGGATTCATCCATAGTTGCCTCTATTCTTCATCGAATGGGCCTGGGGGTTAATCTCTATATGGTGGAGAATAATGAATCAAAATTTGGCATGCTATTGTCCGAATTTTTAGGGGTTTCTATCACCTCTCTTGGCCCGATCCCCGATGATGATTGCCTGGAGAGGTGTCTCCGCTACAACGAAACCCCCATCGACTTGGGCTCCATGATCCCCCAGTTCCGACTCATGGAGAAGGTCAAGGAGAAGGTCATCCTGACCGGGGATGGAGCTGACGAACTCTTCGGGGGTTATCGCCGAGTTGATGACTATGACTCCCAGCTCTCAGACGTGTTCCAAGAGCTTCCGTTCTACCACATGCCTCGGCTTGACCGGGCTTCCATGAGGAGCACAGTTGAACTCCGGTCACCATTCCTGGGGCATGACGTTGTCAGGTTCGCTCTCCGTTTGCCCCGGGAGGATCGAACTCACAAGCGCATTCTCAAAGATGCTTTCAGCGACGTCCTGCCCCGGGAGATTCTCGAACGTCCCAAAGAGCCTCTCAAGTGCCAAAGTATCCGGCAGGACCCGATGGCGTACCGCAAGAAGTGTCACGAAATATTCTACAACTTATGGCAATAGCTATTGGATATTACCGGGTATGGTTTAAAGAAGATGACTCCAATACGGAGGCTCAGTGGTTCAAAATGACGCTCCGTAAGGGGTCTGTTAGACCTTCCATACGTTCCATAAATCGGGAAGAGGCTTTGTGGTGGATCAAGTCCCGAAAAATGAAAGACGTCACCCCCGGAAATCCCGCTGGCAAGATCTTCGAATCGGGGGGCCAACCGTTCAGGAAGGCATTTCAGGAGCTACCCCTCCACACACGATACAATTTTATAGAGGGGGCGGCTCTCTCATCAGGAACAACACATCGAGCTCGGCTCGAAAAATACTTTAAAAAATGAAAATCGTAAAAGTAAGAAACGTCAAGACCCCAACCAGGGGAACGCGTCTGTCCGCTGGGCTGGACTTCTACATCCCGGAAGACTTCGAAACCAAACAGGTCTGGCCTGGCGAAAGCATCAACGTCCCGTCAGGTATTCGAGCTCGAGTACCCCGGGGGTGTGCCCTCATCATGTTCAACAAGAGTGGCATTGCTACCAAGTACCAGCTACAGGTTGGAGCCTGCGTGGTTGACGAAGACTATCAAGGAGAGATCCATCTACACGTCATGAACGTCGGCAAGGAAGTCGTCATCCTCAAGCCGGGTATGAAACTGGTTCAGGGTTTGGTGATGCCGGTCTTATACGTCGGGGTGGAAGTTCTCGAGTCGGGGGACGAGCTTTTCCCACAATCGACCGAAAGAGGACAGGGGGGCTTCGGATCCACAGGTGAATAGAAAAGTTGGTGATTTTGTTCCCAAATCAGAGGGGACCCCCCCTAAAAAACCCCTGTTTTGGTAAAAACCTCGACAGGCCCCCCCAAAAAAAGTTGGTGAAATCATTGTTCCATTGTTCCGGTCCCCCCCCGATGAAAATGATCAAACCATTAATAGTCAATCACTTAGGGCCGGAACAATGTGGAACAATGTGGAACAATGATTGTTCCGGCCCTAATTGATTGATATTCAATTTATTAACCCCCCCCGGAACAATTGGAACAATAATATAGGAGGAAAACCTGAATAGGGAATATGAAGGAAATAATGACCAATATGGGAAATGAGAAAACGCGATATAGAGTTAATAGAAACATTGTTCCAATTGTTCCGGCCCCCCCCGTGAAAAGGGCCTAATCAATTTAATATTAA